AGCAAGCACCACATATTTGCCCATATCGAATGAGTCCAAGAACTCTTTGATTTCCTCGTCTGTGCCGCTACACCACTGAGTCTCTGCGTCACCATCTTTTACCCCTACACCAATCGTTTCAAACTTATCACTGCGAACGTATTCTTCCGTAGTCAGCTTCGACAGACTGTATTCTTTGTCGTAGTACGTCTCAAAATCTATGGTGATTACTTTCATGCGCGGCTGTTCTCCAAGATAACTTGCTCTACTAACTCAAGGCTGTCCTCACGCACAACCATAGCTAGCCCTTTGCGTAGTTGTATCTCGCGTATCTCGCGCTCTTGCAATGCGGTGGGTTGGTTTTTACCGGCTTTGCATTCTATGGCTAAAAACTTACCGCCGGATAAGCAACAGATGATATCCGGCACGCCTGAACGTCCGTAACCGTGGGTGTTGGGAAAGAAATAGTAGACGTTGCTTCTTTTGAGAAGCTTAACAACCGCCGCCTTGACTTTGGCTTCTGGTGTCATTGCCATCGGTAACCTCTAACGAATAGTTCAGGCTACCAATATAGCATAGGAGTGTACTTTGTCAACAGTTAAAAACAAAAAAGCCGCCCGTAGGCGGCTGCTAATGACCTAACAATTGTTAGGTGACTTTGTTAATTTCTCGCTCAAGATACCACCGCGCTTTCATCAAGTCTTGCAGTTTGTTGCCCTTGTGGTCGGAGCGCGTGACGTACTTGATAACATTACCTAAATTGTATGACAGCCCCTTAGCCTCAATGAAGTCAATGGTCTCGATACCACCGTGGGTGTAGTGCGGTGGGTGATTGACCAAGTCAACATTTGAATTGCCAAACTCAAACTCTTCCTGCTTCGGAGTCTCGGCTAGCTCGTGTAGCTGCGCCAGCTTTATATCCTTTTGTTTATTGCGCCACGCCCAAAGCACTTGGTTTACGTACTTATAGGCAGCGCCAGTCGCCTTAGCTATTTCTATTGGTCTTGAGTTAGGGTAAGTCACTGCATACTTGCGTATCAGCTCCGACTTAGACAGGACTCCATTGTCGGTGTATATACTGAGAGGCGACAAGCTTGTCAATTTCTTCTTCGCTGAGACCTTCGTACTCGTTGACTTTGGTGGTCGGCCTCTTTTCTTCTTGGATACTTTGGCTGCTGCTGTCATCTTTAGCTCCTTCTGTAATAGGTTTAACTGCTTGTTTACTGCGAACGTACTCAATCAATACCTCCCGCATCATTGCTTGCTTGGAATACGGATGGTGTTGGTCAAAGTAATCCATAACTTCTACGGGCAAACGCAAACTTGTATTAAACATAGCGGGTCGCTTGCCCAGTCCTCTCCCCTTGCGCTTGGCAGGGTCATCCATTGCCTCCTCCCTTTATCAAGTTAATCATGACAACGTAGGCTTTTTTACTCTGCTCGTGAGTATCTGCGTACACCATGTCGAATGCGGCTTCGTAAACTTTGGCTAAGTCTTTTAACACCGCAGCTATCTCCAAGTCGTGCTCATCTCGGGGCATCTCCATTAGTGCGCTTGCAAACCGTTCAGCCTTTCTTGCAATCACCATCTTGCTTCTCCGTATGTCTCGGTTGTTGGTTTAACCCTTTGCACTTCGCCACAGCCCAATCAAGGGCGGCTCCTGTTAGGTCTGCTGTTTTCATTGTGTTATCTCCTTCTCCTGCTAGTAATTGTTTGTCAGTCATTCTATGCTTTTAGTAGGAAGCCAAGCACCTTGGATAAAAACGAATAGCGTTCGTTTCTGTAACCAAGCAATATGCTTTGCATGAATTGTTCTTCGGGAGTGCGCTCATCTTCCTTAAACCTAGGCACGTAGAACTTACCGATCTTAGGCGGTTCTTCTTTGATGAATTGTCCGTTCTGTAGCATGATTACCTCCCTAATCAAATACAAGTGCGAATATGTTTGCGCTTATGCGACAGCCAACACCGCTCACCATGTGACCATCTACTACCAACTTAAGTAGTCCTATCTTGCCGCGGTAGTCCTCTGGTAGTGTCTGGTCATTGAATGCCTCCGGTGGTTTACCTTTAAATTGGACAGTGTATATACCATCATTTAGCATGACAAGGCAACTTGCACCACTCTTAAATTTATCTGTAATATCTTTGATAACTTCGTAGTTTTCTTTCGTATCGATGTACTTGTTTAGCAGATGTTCTTCGCCTTGTGAGTTCAAGTAGCTTCGATAGTCCTCCAGTCGTTCATCGAACACGTACCGCATTAGAGCGGGTTTTAGTTTTCCTAGTACTTCTTGAGTAGCATTTCTACTTCTGTACTCAATGTTAGAGACCTCCGAGTTAGCTTTATGCCACGCGGCCTCTAGGTTTTCTTGTACCGTTTGTTTGGTAAAAAACTTCTTAATTGTGCTTATGGCTACGTTAGGTTTAGTAGTACGCCGTGTATCTCCACGGTCTAATATGTTGCGTAGTTTCTTGCAAGAAACGAACACGGCATATTTATGTCGGTAGTACTCGGAGGCTATGTCGCCCAGCTTCTCACCGTCTTGAAATACCCGCACTGTGTCTACGTGTAGTGAATCATCTGATCGCAGTGAAGCTCTCTGGATAACAAAGCTCCAGTGTGGGTTGTCAACTGCGACTTTCCACAAAACCTCTACAAGAATATCGTCTGCTCTGTATAGTATTTGCTTGCCTTGAAACTTATCTTTGAAAACAGAAGCCAATGTTACGTTTGACAGTTTTGCTACATCGTCCATAGTCGTATTCATATTCATCTCCTCTTATACTTCAACAGTCAATAGTTATGCCTCTACTAACCTCTAATAAACACGCGCAGTTAAAGCCTTCGTACTGTACTTGTATGTCATCGTAGTCCTCGCCTATACGTATGAACTCGTAGTTAAAATTAGGCGTGTCCTCTTCCGAGGTCTCGTTGTTTACTAACTCCAAGAATTTATCTGCCGCTGCAATAAACGCCTTAACATCTTCAAAATCGTCATACCACTTGACACTTTCTAGTTCCAACACTATGCCTTTTTCAAACCAACGCACATCTTTATCAAACAATTTCATCGGGAAGTTCTCATCTACCCATAGCTTCAATGCGGGTAAGTGTTTTTCATCATGCACGTATAACGCCGCAGCCACGTCGCTTCTGTATCCCATAGTTTTCTCCAATCATCTAACAATTGTTATGTCACCAGTCGAACCGCTTCAAGATGTCATCGACTCGGTTCTTCAAGTCACTGCGCACCTCGGCACTCTCTTTGATGCCCTCGATGTCTGCGCCTAGCATCGTAACCTCAAGCTCCCGCCGCGCTTGCTCTAGCTGTGGGTCTTTGGTGATGTTCAGCTTGGATAGCAAGTCACAGAGTTCTTGTGCGTTGGTGATAAGTGTCTCGTGATATCGCTTCTTAGCCACCTCCCCGTTAGCGTCTACCTCGTCGGTCAGCTTGTTGCTCGTGTCTTGCAGTATCTTGTGCAGCCGTTCCCAAGGTGCTCGCATTGCATCGGCGAGTCGCTCGTCAAACTTGCGCGTGTACTCCTGCTTTATCTCCTCTAAGTCTGCGGTATTCACGTCTAGTCGGAAGTCTCCCGCCTCTGGTAGTGGGTTGACTGCTCGGCGAAACCCGAACTTGTCTCGTACTTCTTCAATAAGTGGATAGTCATCGGCTTTGTACATAGACCCAAGGTTGGTCTGCGCCTGTTGCACCAGCACCGGATACGAATTAAAGAAGTTGTCGCACATGATGGTGAACGTCTGCGCGTAGTTGTCCATCGTCTGCTTGTAGTCCATGAATAATGCCGTAGGTAATAGCCGCTCACCCTTATCAGCCCAAGGCAAAGTGTGTTGGTTATGAAACAGCCGAACTCGTGCAGCAAACTTCTCGATGTCTTTACGCATGCTAGTACCAGCGAATAGGTTCTTCTTTGTCTGCGCTGCGCCATACACCGCACCAGCATCATTGTTGACCTGCTCGGTAATCTCCCTGTCAATCTTCGACGCAGGCCACACAGAGATGTTCAGCTCTACCAATACTGCGCTACTTGCTATGCTCATAATTAGCTCCCATGTTGTTGATTGCTTCGTAATAACTTGACCAACCCTTGCGCTTGGCTGCGCTTCAAGTCGGTTGCAAGCTCTTTCACCTCCACCACAACTTCATCTTTGAAATGCACTTCTACTACCTTCCACAGCTTAGGATTAGCATCCGTACGCCTAGCGTGGTACTCCACCTTTAGCTTGGCGTAGTCTATTCCGAACAGTGCGTTCAAACCGGGGAGCAGCTCCCGCAGTAGTTGTTTCCTAGTCACGATGCCCATGTCAGTCCTTCACGTGGACAGTCTTACCCTTCGCAGCCATTACGTCATTGCCTCCGACGATCACCCACAGCACCGGTGAAGGCCAGTTGCCGCCCCAGTCATCACCCACATACCCGTCGGTCAGCACAATGCAGCACTCTGGCTCGATGCGCTTCTCTTCCAGATACTGTGTGATGCACGATGGTGAAGTGCCACCACCGCCCATCGGCTTGGTCGATGTGACGATATTGTCCACCTCTGTGTCGGAATACTCCTCGTGTGCGGCTACGTCACTATCCCAATACAGCAAGTCCACCTTCTCAGGATTGACCTCCTCGGCAATACCCTTGACCTCGGAAAGGAAGTCTAGTAAGTCCTTGGGATTGATCGAACCTGATGTGTCAATAGCCACAACAAGATGCCCCACGCGCTCACCGATCAAACTTGGCATGTACGTATCACCAGACAGATAACGTCTGTTAGGTCTGCGCCAAGATGATGTGTCTTTGGCTCGGCACGTTGTCTTGACGAACTCACGCAACACCTCACGCCAATCGATCTTTGGTTCCAAAAGGTCTGCCAAGTCGCGAGACATCCCACCACTTCCCTTACCCGCTAGCTTCTGCTGCGCTAGTAGCCCTTGGCGTACAGCTTGGTCTATATCCCGCGCTAGCTTCTCCTTCTCCTCGTCGGTCAGTGCTTTGGCTCCCTCCCAGTCGTGCTCGTCAAACCCGTCCCCGCTACCACCACCTTCACCGTACTCTTGCTTTAGTAGGTCGAACACTTGCTTGGAGTTCAGTCCACGATACTTCTCGTCAACCAAGCCCATCGGCTTGCCCCGCTTCTCCCCATCACGGTGCACCGGCATAGAGATAAACTTACCCTCTGGGTCAAGGTCGCGTAGCTCCAAGTTAATGACGTAGTCACAAGCTGCGTTGCATAGCTCTTTGTCCTCCTCGAACAGCTTGCGCCACGTAGTCAAGTGTCGATACGCTTTGTGCATCGCCTCGTGTAGCACCACGAATGCTAGCTCGTTGTCGCGCAGCTTCTTGACGAACTCCCGCCCGTATAGCTCGTCGCGCCCGTTGGTACATGCGGTCGGCACGTCATCGTCCACTATGGTCTTGCCCACCATCAGCACACCAGCGAACAGCGCGAACTTCTCGTTACGCATCAGGCTGACCTTAGCCTTCTGCAACCTCCGCTCTTCCACCATGTCTAACCCCTTTCATTCACTATCAGTTTGATGTAGTTGTTGAACTGCTCCACGTCCAAGTCCGGTGTCACCAACTGACCACCACGCACCAGTCCGTACTTGTCGGTGTGCGGGAAGCGCACCATCTTGTAACCGGCTTCCCACAGCGCCTGTCTGACAATGGCGTTGCCCATCCACTCCCGCTCGATTGGGTCGTATGAAATCATCTCGATCTTTATTGACTCACCTAACAATTGTTAGCCCCTAGTTGGCAATCAGCTTGATGAATGGAACCATCTGCTCGATAGTCGGCGTGACATACAGCACCTCCTTGACGCGCATCTCTTTGCGCTCGTAACTACAGAGCGCGTACTTTTTACCCTGCTTGCGTAGGGTGAATCTTCCGGCCGCATACATAGTTTCCAGCACTCCACGCAAGTCAGGATGGTCAGCGAGTATTTTCTGCATCTCAGCGACGTATATCGTTCTGAGCTTGACTGTCATAGCAGGTCTTGGTTCTTAGCTACCCAGTCAGAGAATGCTTTGCTGCTGAATGCTATCTGCTGCTTGCTCTCCGATCTGGACACGTTAATGGCGAACACCGCTTGCCACTCGGGTTGCATTCTTGCTAAGTAAGTCATGAATGCCTCGATGTTGGTCTTAGTCACCCGAGCAATAGCCCCGAACACCACGATTGCACAGGCTCCGGGGTCTGCGGGTATTTTGGTAGTCGTTGGATGCTCGACAGTCTGCTCCCATGTCGGTAGCTGGTCTGAGAACTCTATGTAGGCTTGCATGTCACGCGCACCTGCCTCACCGACAGCACCGGCCAATGCAGCTATCACAGCGTCAGGATGGTTTTTGGCGCGGGAGCGCACAATGTCCGACGCAGTCACTAGCGAGCGCGGTGACACGAATGCTTGCTGAGGTCGCTTGGGGTTGAAGATGTACGGGTTCTCCGCTTGGCTCATGTCGGCGTAGCTTGCCAACACGTGCGGATACCTAGACACCCATGCAATGACCTCAGCCTCCACCTCGTTGTCCATTGCCCAAGCTATCCACTGGTCGCTGTCCGGCTTCTGCACCGTTATGGGCACAATGCGGTTTAATGTGTGCGATTTTAGTGTGTCGCCCACTCCGTCAGTCGCCAAGTTGCCCGTCAAGAAGATGATGTTGTCCTTGTGGATGGGCACGTCACCCAGTCGCGGGTTAGCCTTCTCAAGCATGGGGTGTAGCATGTTCTTGATGGGGTCAGCCCCCTTCGAAAACTCATCCAGCATGATGACCATCGGTCGCCCACTATGCAGCCCGAACCTAGCGTTAGGATAGTAGCGGGTAGTTTTAGTCTCGTGGTCAATGACCGGCATAGCCACGTCACCCAAGTCTAGGTTGGGCACGTCGATGTAGGCATAGTCGTAGCCCAGCTTGTCGGCGATGGTTTTCAGCATCCAGCTTTTGCCAATGCCCGGCTCGCCACGTAGCATGAACCGTGTCTGTGGGTTGGTGCGGATGAGTGTCTCGGCTTGGTTGAGTGTGACTGCTTTGCCGAACTGTACTTCTGCCATGTCTAGCTCCTTCTGTTAATGGATACTGCGGTATGCCTAACAATTGTTAGGCGGCTTGGTGCTGCTTGCTTTCCTACTATTATATTATACCACATTGTTACGTTTACTTCAAGCTTTGGTCGTTCTCCCATCCGATATGGGATGCCCACAGGTCGTACTTGTTGCTAGGCACTCTGCCTTCTTTGACTGTCTGTAGCATCAGCACGTCCTTAGCCTTCCAGATAAATAGCACCTCGTCTAGTGTCTCCATGTACTTGTCCGGCGAGAACTCCAGTCGCTCAGCCACCAAGCCATCTAGCAGGATGTAGATGCGTTGCCCTGCGAACAGCCCCACCGCTGCTTTCAAGAAGTTGACGTGT